ATATCACATGAGAGAAGAGGCACCTCAGAGTCGGACCTCTTCTTAATTGGCTTTTGCCCGGTACGCCGGATACCATCAGCCGTCTAGACGGTGGGATAGACCACAAACAATCTCGAGAAAAATTTGTACAAAGCAATATTAATCTTTTTTTAATCCATATCAATGGCACAACAGAATAGCACATTAACTACGGCTTTAACTAGCCCGGGTGCAGATAATGGTGCTGCTTCTACAACTACTGCTAGAAGAGCATTATTTTTAAAGTTGTTCAGTGGAGAGATGTTCAAAGGCTTCCAGCGTAATACAATCGCTAGAGACCTTGTAATGAAGAGAACACTTACTAACGGTAAGAGTCTTCAGTTCATTTTCACCGGTAGAACAACTGCGGAGTATCATACTCCCGGAAACAGCATACTAGGTAACTCCGATGGAGCACCTCCAGTAGCTGAGAAAACAATTACATGCGACGATTTATTAATCTCAAGTGCATTTGTTTATGAGCTAGATGAAACACTAGCACACTACGACTTACGTGGTGAAATATCCAAGAAGATCGGATATGCTCTTGCTGAGAAGTACGACAGAAAGATCTTCAGAGCTGTCACTAAGGCAGCTAGACAAGCTAGTCCTATCACTAAGACTAACTTCAAAGAGCCCGGTGGAACACAGATCAGAGTTGGTACAACAGGTACTAACGCATCTGATGCTTATGATTCTGCACTTCTTGTAAACGCTTTCTATGATGCAGCAGCTGCACTAGATGAGAAAGGAGTTTCTACTGAAGGTAGAGTTGGTGTTCTTAACCCAAGACAGTACTACGAACTAATACAAGCCGTTGGTACTAATGGACTCATCAACAGAGATGAGCAAGGTGACTCATTACAGTCAGGTAATGGCATCATCGAAATTGCTGGAATCAAGATTTTCAAATCTATGAACATTCCATTCTTTAGTAACTTCGGTACTAAGTATGGTACAGGTTCTGCAACTAACCCCGGTGTATCCGACCCCGGAAACTCTGGTGACTTTGTAGGTCCCGGAATGGAAGACGAGAGAGCCGGTGCAACAGCAACTAAGACCGTTAACACATATGGTAACGCTTCTGAGTTCGCAAACAGCTGCGGCTTAATCTTCCAAAAGGAAGCAGCCGGTGTTGTAGAGGCAATCGGACCTCAAGTACAGGTAACATCTGGAGACATTTCAGTTGTATACCAAGGTGACGTAATTTTAGGTCGCCTAGCTATGGGAGCAGACGCACTTAACCCTGCTGCTGCTGTTGAATTGTTCGCCGGAACAGCAACTAAGCCTACAGCTTTAACTTAATTTTTATTTTATACGGGAGCTACGGCTCCCCTTTTTTCTTATGGCTACCACAACTATTGACATCGACACCGAACTGTCCGCAGTAAACAATATACTGGGGTCTATAGGTCAATCACCTTTAACAACTCTCAACTTTGAGAACCCAGAAATATCATTTATATACAATCTACTCCGTGACGCTAACGTAGACACGCAAGCAGAGGGGTGGCATTTTAATACAGAGAAGCATGTTAAATACACACCTGACTCTGTAACAGGCAAAATAGCTATAGGTAATGATATATTATCTATGGATCTACACGATAACCATATACGTAGAGAGTTCAACCTTGTACGTCGTAACGGATTCTTATATGACAAGCAAGATCATACAGATGATTTTTCAACTGTAAATGAGATCTATCTTGATGTCGTCAGATTATATAATTTTGAAGATCTACCTATTATATTTAGACGTTTTATTACTTACAGAGCAGCAGTTACGGCTGCAACACAGCTAGTAGCTAACCCTCAGTTAGTCAGATTATTAACTAATAGTGCTAGTTTAGCTAGAGCAGCTCTACAAGAATATGAGTGCAATCAAGGAGATCACAGCATGTTTGGATTCCCTGATGACACTGCATATCAAACCTATCAACCTTGGAGAAACCTTAGAAGATAATGTCAAGTGTAACACAAACTATTCCTCAGTTTTCGCTAGGGATGTCAGAACAGCCTGACAATTTAAAGTTTCCCGGCCAAGTAACAGAAATAGTAAATGCTATACCAGACATTACTAAAGGACTGTTTAAAAGACCGGGTGCTAAAAGAATAGGGACTACCCCACTAGCTAATGTACAAAGCGGTGGGTCTTGGTTTCATTACTATAGAGATGAAAGTGAAGGATCTTATATAGGACAAGTAGCCGCTGATGGTCAAGTACGTGTCTGGCGTTGTAATGATGGTCAACAAATGACTACAAGCTACACACATGATGGTACTGATCATCAATCAACAGTCCAAGCATATTTAGCAACAAGTGAGCCCGAAAACCTACAGTTCCTTACTATCAATGATACTACATTTGTTAACAGTAGGGACTCTACTAATTCTAATACTTTAGTAGGTGAGTCTGGTTCATCAACAGCAAGGCCAGATGCACACTTTGCAATGGTTGAAATATTACGAACAGAGAACGGAAGACAATATGGTATGGATGTATTTAGAACCGCTGATGTTACAGTTGCTTCTCGTGCTACACGTATTAGTATTACAGACGATACTTTATATGAAGGCGATGGGTCGGGGACATGTCCCGGAATCGGTACACAAGTATTTGCAGTAACAGGTGCTAGCAGCTATAGTGGTGTTACTACTATATCAGTTAAAGACAGTGGTAATAATGACTTAAGTAATTCTGCTCGTACAGTAACTATAGATGGTAATAGTAGAAATATTGGTGCACCTAAAAACTTACTATTTAGAATTGCTGCATTAGGTCAGCAAGGTGTTAGTCCTAACTATACTGCTGCTGCTGAAGGACCAGACGGAGACGACTATCAATGTAGTTATCAAAGAGAAGTAATACTATTACATGGTGGTGAAGGATGGAAAGTAGGTGATAAAGTAGTAGTTACATTAGATTCTGCTAAAGGTGGAGGAGGTACCACAAAAGCTGCTGCACAAACAACTGCTGCGCAGTATACAATTACTGTTGAAGAAGTAGAACAGACAGAGTTGAATGCTACGATTAGTAGTAATGGAGACGGCATGATACGTCCAGAGCCTACCCCTTTTGATGCTCAGACAGCGGTTACAGCTGATACAATTATCGGTGGTATTATAGAAGCATTACCTAGTGGTGTTGACGGAAAGCAAATAGGTAACGGAATCTACCTTTTTAGTTCTCAGTCGTTTTCAGTTAACGTTACAGAAAATGACCTGATGAGGTCTATGCAGAGTTCTGTTAATGACATACAAAGCTTACCAAACCAATGTAAACATGGTTATATAGTTAGAGTAGCTAACGCTTTACGATCAGAAGAAGATGATTACTACCTAAAATTTGAAGGTCAGAATGATAAGGATGGTAGTGGTTCTTGGACTGAATGTGCAAAGCCGGGTATAACAACAACCCTAACTAATATGCCTTTAGTTATACAACGTACAGCTACTACTACATTTACTGTAAGACCATTTACCTACGGAATAAGGGATGTTGGTGACACATTTACTAACCCAATGCCTACATTTGTAGGTAAACGTATTAATAAAGTGTTATTTTTCCGTAACAGATTAGCATTTCTAGCAGGCGAAAATGTAATAACATCTAGACCGGGTACATTAGGAACTCCTAATTTTTTTATTGAGACAGCTTTAACAGTATCAGTAGCTGACCCTGTAGATATATCAGCTGCATCTATGTTTCCATCTGATCTATTTGATGGAATAGAAATTAATGCTGGTTTACTTGTATTTAGTACAAACCAACAGTTCTTATTAGCATCAGATGATACAGTATTCAACCCTGACACAGCTAAACTGAGAAGTATAGCTGCGTTTAACTATAACGAAAAAATGCCTCCTATATCTCTAGGAACTACAGTAGCTTATATAGATAATTCTGGTAAGTTTAGTAGGTTTAATGAGATGGCTAACTCAGCACGAGAAGGAGAGCCTAACATAGTCGAAGTAAGTAAAGTTGTTCCTACCTTACTACCGAAAAATATAGACCTAATGACAAACTCTAGAGAAAACTCTGTTGTATTAATAGGTAAAACAGGAACTGATGAAGTTTTCGGTTATAAATATTTCCAAGCAGCTGACAAACGAGTACAGGCTGCATGGTTTAAATGGAAACTTAATAACCCATTAACCTACCACTTTATTATTAATGATGAGTACTTCTTTTTAGATAGTGACAGTTTTCTACAAAGTGTTAAGCTAATACAAACTGAGTCAGATCCTAGTATAGTACAAGATAGTGTCGATTTCTTATTACATATAGATAATCATACAACTGTAAGTGGTGGTAGTTATAGTGCATCTACTAATCTAACTACATTTTCCAGTGTTAGTTGGTTAAGCTCAGTCACTACTCCTAACCATGATCTAGTTATAATTGATACTAATACTAACTCGACACGTCTTGGCCGATACGCTAAACCTACAGTCTCAGGTACAAACTTTACTGTACCCGGTGATTGGTCCAGTGCAACACTTACAATAGGTTATATCTATCCATACCAAGTTAAACTACCAACACTTTACCCTACAAAAATGGAAAATAATAGACCTAGTGCTGACGTAAACTCATCTCTAATTTTACATAGAGTTAAGTTTCACTTTGGTAAGATAGGTCTATATGAAACTACACTCGAACGTGTAGGTAAAAACGATTACACAGAAGTATATGAATCTACAGAACTTGACGAATACCAAGTATCTGATGCTCCATACTTAGATGAGTTTATTAAAACTATACCTGTGTATGAAAAAAATACAAACGTTGAGATAACACTCAAATCATCACACCCTGCTCCAGCTACATTAAGATCAATGTCGTGGGAAGGGGATTACTCACCCAAATACTACCGCCGTGTATAACGTACAGCTAACAAAACAAGAACTTGGATACTTCTATTGGAGAATGAAAACCAACAGATGGTATGAACGCTATGTCCAAAGAGGCATGAAGCAAATGCCATGGGAACCTTGGATGGCAGATACAATAAAAAAGTTAGAACCAATATATGAAGACATTAACAAGTAAATACATTCACCCACTCACACCAGAGGTTGCCCTAGAGGTAGCCTCTAACTTACGCCCAGATGACTTCAGAGAGATCTCAGAGGGCTATGGAATAGATCCCAAGGTCTATCTACCCATAATGGCTCGAGAGACACCTTCTGGAGTCTACTTTACGTCCCCTAACGGCAAGATTGCTGGTATGGCAGGCGTAGGTAAACAAGGAGATATATGGATGCTTTGCACTCCAGTCATCCATGAACAACCGACTCTATTCGCAAGACAGGCAAAACGGTATGTCGATAACCGTACAGAACCTTTACTTTGGAATAAAGTTGACTACAGGAATAAAGTACATTTAAAACTACTTAAGTTCCTTGGTTTTACATTCTTACGTAAGTTTGAATGGGGACCAAACAATGTAACATTTATTGAATTTTGCCGTGTGCGTAGACGCTAATGCGGGACTTAGAGCCCAACAGAAGCAAAAATGGAGAGAAAAGAATGCTATTTTTGCTCAACAAGGATTAAAGTTTTTTAACAAAGAAACTAGCCTAAAGAGAACACAGAACTTAAACCTAACTGGATATGGACGTGACCTCAGTGATGCTTATGTTCAAGCTTTATATAAGCAAGGTAAAGGTAGGATTGCTGTAAGAGACGCAGCTGCTAAGTTTTATAAAAATAAAGCTTATGGTAAATCCTTACAAGGTGGTCGAGCTAGATCATCTGGTAGAAATGCCTATCTAAACTACTTAAATACAGTCTCAAAAGTAGACAGCGTAATGAACGCTACTTTTGGTAGAAATATGGCGTATGCACAAACAGGTGCAAGACGTAAATACCTAAACAAAAATGCAAGAGCTCGTGAGAGTTTGGGTATCCCAGCATCATATGGAGCACCTGTAATGCAGTCAGGAACAGATTACTTCTCAGGATTCTTAAACTTAACTAGTCAGGTTGTAGGTATTGCAGCTGCTGGTAGTACTGCTGGACTTTGGACATTTAGTGATAATAGATTAAAAGAGAACGTAAAACAAATTGGTACATCACCTCAAGGTTATAAAGTATATGAGTTTAACTATAAGGATGACTTTACCAATACACGTTATCGTGGAGCTATGGCTCAGGATGTTGTTAAGAAGAATCCAATGGCTGTAGGTATACAAGATAATTACTTAACTGTAGATTATAGTCAAATTGACGTAGATATGGAGGTAGCATGACTTCATCTTACGGAAACGTTATCGGGACTCCAGAAGACGAGATACCCGATATTAGTGATACTAACTACTTAAAGACAGACGCAGATATGTCTAAGGCTGTCAACGAACGAGTTGACGAGGGCATCGATGACACTAAGGAGTTCTCCGATGCCATGTGGGAGATAGAGAAGAATAGACTAGAGATACGGGATAAACGTCTAAAATATATAAAAGAGATAGTCGGAGATATAGGGACTATAAAAAAGAATGTAGAAGCTAATGATTTAGAAAAGAAATTAAACGATTACAAATATGGTCAGGACAGAAAAAACAGGAACGAGCTTGTTAATCGTGCTGATAACGAGAAGTCCTATAATGCTCTTAAGTTATCAGATTATATAGGTAATACTGAAGATCCAAGAATAGCAGAGGTACAAGAGATTCTAAACCAACTTAATTTTGATTTAGATGAAGATGTTGACATGAAAACATTTCTTGCTAAATACGAAGATAAGGACTTTATAGGATCTATTTACTCTACAGCTTTACAAAGATTAGGTCACAGCTCTTTAACTAATATAAACGATGGTCTTGAAATGCGTAAGTTTGTTCAACAACTTATACGTAACAGAATCCATGTAGAGGCATTAGAAAAAGGGTTTGATATAAACTCTGGTAGGTATGAAAAGAATCTTTTAAAACTTGTACAACCCGGTATTGATACTTTAAATAGTAGGTATGGTAATTCTTTAGATATTCAAATACAGACTAATTTAAATGCTGATCAAAAAGAGAAATTAAATGATAAGCTTAGAATAGGAGTACGTAGTATAAATATCAGTAAAGAGAATGGTCAAGATTTAACTACGTTTACTGATAAATTTAGTGTAATTAAACAGATTGCTGTGGCTCCAGCTTTTGGATTCAACGGAGATATGAGTAAAGCTACTGATTATTATTTTGATCAGGTAGCATCTTTACTTGATGGTAATGAAATATCTATTGCTGATGCAACTGCTGTAGTAGAGAACTTACCTTATACAGATTTCTCTACAACTCCTCCGAAAACATATGCAAATTATAATGAGTATGCTGAATCTTTAGATCCTAATAATAAGCATTACTTTAAGGTAGCTAATCGTATAAAAATGATAGATGATGCTATTGAAAAAAAGCATGAGTTAATAGAATCAGAAGCTGGTAAAGCTCATCAGGGATTACAAAGACCTTATGAGAAAGAGGTCAATGCACTATATAAACTAGCTAGTGATAAGAATAGACCAATTAACGCTGCTGAAGCTTTTAAGATCATACAAAAATATTATGGAGACACCAACCTTTGGGTTCCAGGTCATTCTATAAAAGGTATAAGACCAAAGTGGTTGACTGATTTAGAGACAGCATCAGATTATCTAGGTACTAAAGATGTTGATACAATACTTTCTAACAAAGCCTTGCTTAATAGCTTTGATAAGCAAATATCAATAGCCGTAGCTGCCTTTAAAAAGAAAACATTAACTGAACTAGATGGTGATGATTTTTACTTAATTAATATATTAAAAGATGAGTTAACAGCTTCTCTTATACGTTCTGAAGATCCGGGTGGTAAATCAGATCTTGAAATTTTTAAAGATAGTGGTAACTCTACTAAGCTATTTATAAAAAATAAGATAGATGAATTAACAGAGAGATTAAAGGCTGGTGAGTTTAATGCTGAACTTACAATTAAAGGTTCAAGATTAGCATACTTAAAACAAGATATGATAGCGTTAGCTAAAAAAACTAAAGGTGATTCAATAGACTCTACAGAAGTATATGCTGGTGAAGATCCATGGCTTACAAAAACTAAATTGTATATACAAAGTGGTGGAAGGTTACATCCAGAAGTATTAGACTGGTGGAGGGAGTTTAGAGTAAAAGATAAAGACGGAACTTGGATGAGACCTAGAGAGCTTATGTACAGGCGAATGAACGCTCTAGGTCTTTTTAAAGAGACTAAAGAGAAAGGTTTTTATGTAGACCCTAAACGAGAATTTCAGACAGCTGATGAAATGCAGTTTGAGGACACAAATGGTATAGTTGGTACAATAACTTTATTTGAAAAGGAATCCTCTATTACCGGAAGGAAAATGGGTGAACATCTTCTTGAATCATGGGAGTATGAGGGAGCTGAAAAAGGTAAAGGTGGATTGTCAGGTTATAACTATGTTGATCATGGTAATAACAGTGTCTACTCACGATTTCATGATTTCGTAGGAGAAAAGATAGCTCCACATTTTGGTATAAGTGAATCAGCAGATCCAGATGATAAAGCATGGAAATTACAAAGAAGAGCAACAATACAAGACTTGAATGTTTACAGACCAACTGTTGAAGGTGCCTTCGGTGAAGCAGAGGGTCTGAATATTGATATGTACCATATAGCCAAACAGAATCCAGATGCTAAGTTTGGTAAGTATGGAATTACTGGTAGTCAAATTGTAGAACTGTTTGATCAGCCTGCATTTAAGAAATATTTAGAAGATAATCCAGCTTTAAAGTTTGATGCTAATTTTCAAGACTTCCTTACTTTTGAATCTATGAGATTCCAACTAAATAAAAAGAACTCTATTCGTGGTATGAAGGTTGAAAAAGGTAAGCTTTCTGTAACTGATTTGACTGTATTTAGTAAGGAAGAAGTAGACGCTATGAAAGAGATATTTCCTCGATTAGCTGATTATAAATTTACTCACCTAAATATGTTATCTAAACCAATCGCTGATCTTGTATTAACTGAATTAGAAAAAGCTGAGAAACTAGATGAAGAGCAAAAGACTGATAAAAATGTAAAAGCTTACAAAAAAAATATACAAAAAGAAAAAGCACGAATACAAGAGCAAAGAGGTCGACTTGATTTCTCTGAAGATCTTAGTGACATCGAATATTAAAACCAATGACAAGTTCCTATGAATATGATGGTGTTAATGATGAAGATATAGATGCTGGTATAACCGCTGCTAGAGATGCTATAGACGTATATACTCAACGACAAGATGAGAAACGTCTACAGCAAGAGCAAGAAGTACAAGCAGAAGAACAAGCTGTATCTGAGCAGAACGATCCACGTAATGCTGAAACTTGGGGTGCTAAGGCACTCATTAAAGAGGGTCAGTCAATACTGTCGGGTGGTCTGCAAGATACAGCATCATCATTAGCAACATTTCCTGAGCGTACAAAAGATGCGTTGTCAGGAGAAATGCAAAGAGAAAAAGAAGAGAAAGGATTTTATAAACCTGAGTGGACACCCTTTGACTCATACGACAACCCTATTGAAACCAAAACATGGTGGGGTAAACAACTAAGAGCTTTAGTTCATTTTGGTAGTCTTGCAGTTGGAGCAGTTGGAGCAGCTAAGGCTGTAGCAGCTACTGGACTTGTAACCTTACCGGCTGGACTTGTAGGTCTTACTAGCAGTACTCTTGCTCGTGGAGCAGCAGTAGGTGCTGTATCTGATCTTATATCAAAAGAGTCAGATGAACATAATGTTTTAGGTGCATTATCTGAAAGATATGGCTGGGCTGATACACCGTTATCTACAAAAGATACTGACCATCCTATTATGATGAAGATTAAAAACATCGTAGAAGGTATGGGTATAGGTTTATTCTTTGATGGTATTGCTTATACATTAAAGAGAGGTACTGGACCAGTTGTAGACCAGATTAAAGCACGTAATGATAGTATAGATAAACAAACTATAGAAGCTGGAGTAGCACAGCTCCGTGACGGTGATACAGCATTTAGAGCTGATAAAAACAGACCAATAGCTGAACCACATCAAGGAGCACATATATCAGAAGTTGATCCACAGGTAGCTCGTGAACAATTATCACGTACACGTAAAGAGTGGGGAGCAGAAGAAGGATCTACTGGTTCTGTTACTACACCTGTAGAACGTGAACGTGTAGCATTAAAGAGTGGCTCTGATGATGCAACTATTGAACGTATATTTAAAACTTTAGTAAGTAGTGATAAATTTAAGAAAGAATTAGATGCTGTAAAAGGTAATCGAAAAGCACTTGTTGCTAAATTTAAAGAAGCTATAGAAGGACATCAAAGCATTACTAACGGTAGAGAAGCTGTGGATATGTCTGCTGCTGAATATTTAAAGGAATTATTTGAGACTAATGATGTTATAGATGGTTATGAAGTATGGACATCTAAAAACGTAGTTATAGGTGATTTAGTTGTAGGTTCTCTCTTAAAACAAATACAAGATACAGGTATTGCTGGTAGAGAAATAGCAGATATTGTTAACTTAAACGCTGTAGATGGACCAACTAAACAGTTAGTTGATACTATGTTAACCGCTCTATATGAAACAAAAAAAGCTAGATTAGTCAAATCTGATTCATTCAGAGAACTAGGAGCTGGTAAAAAGCGTAAAGATGCTATAGAGCAAGTTCTAAAAGAAGAAGTACAACAAGCGAAGGAATCTATACAGACTGTACTTAAAATTGCAGACGATGACGAAGACTTACTTATGGCTATGTACGAAGCTTTCTCAATGATGAAAGACGTAAACAGCCTAGAAGACTTCGACAGATGGGCACGGACAGTATTATTAGGAGGAAAGTTAGAGCAGGGTGGTGCTGACCGTACTGGTACTCTTATCAGAGAACTAGAAGGAGTCATGACTAACAGTGTTCTATCAGGTCCTAAAACACCGATGCGAGCAATTATGGGTACATCTGCTGCAACATTCCTTAGACCCGTTGCTACGGCATTGGGAGCAGCTACACGAGCTCCATTTAATGGAGACATTGCAACTCTTAGAGCTAGTCTTGCGTCAGTTAACGCTATGGTGGAAGCTATACCAGAATCATTTTCATTATTTAGAAGTAAATTAAACTCATACTGGAAAGGTGATATAGCATCTATTAAGACCAGATACTCAGAATATAGTAAAGGTGATCAAAACTGGGAGATATTACGTAGATGGGCAGAAGATAGCGGTAGAGCTAACCCCGGAGAGGTGGCTGCTTTTCGAGCTGCTAATATCGCACGGAATATGAATAATAGTAACTTCTTTACATATTCTACTAAGATTATGGCTGCGACTGATGATGCGTTTGCACATATATTAGGTCGTGCTAAAATGCGTGAAAAAGCTATGCGTAGAGTTCTTGAGTTACAAGAGGGTGGCTATAAGACACCTAAGATAACACCAGAACTTATGAAAGCTTACGAGGATGATTTCTATGCACAGGTCTTTGACCCTGCTGGTAATCTAACTGATGAAGCTACAAACTTTGCACGTAAAGAAGTAACACTTACACAAGAACTTACAGGCTTTGCCAAAGGTCTTAACGATGTATTTACTGCTGCACCATTAGCTAAACCATTCTTCTTATTTGCTAGAACTGGTGTAAATGGACTTGCATTAACAGGTAAATATACACCCGGTTTTAACTTCTTAGTTAAAGAATTTAACGATATAGCTTTTGCTAATGCAACTAATTTAGATAATGTAGCTAAGTATGGTATAACATCCGCAGAGGAGTTAGCTAATGCTAAAGCTTTACAAACAGGTAGATTGGCAATAGGCTCTGGCGTTGTATTTATGGCAACACAAGCTTGGATGCGTGGTGATCTTAACGGTAATGGTCCTGCTGATAGACAGAAAAGACAAGTATGGCTAGACGCTAAATGGGAACCAAGAACAATTAAATTAGGTGCTGTAAGAGTAGGTTATGATAGCTTTGAACCTTTTAACCTTATTATGTCAACTATAGCTGATATAGGTGATGCAAGTGAGCTTATGGGAGAAGAGTGGACTGAAAGAGAGTTACAAAAGGTTTCTCTTGTTGTTGCACAAGCTGTAACAAGTAAATCATATCTTGCTGGTGTACAGTCTTTTGTTGACTTACTTGGCGGTAGACCCGGACAATTTGACAGAATTATAGCTGGACTTGCAAACAATCAAGTACCATTAGCTGGATTACGTAATGAACTTGGTAAATTATTCGTACCTCATATGCGTGAAATAGGGTCTGGTATAGATCAGTCTGTACGTAACCGTAACTTAATTATGGAATATTTTGCTGGTCAAAAAGAGTTACCTATTAAGTATGATTTATTAAATGGTAAGCCTCTTAAAGATCATGACTTTTTAACTCGAGCATTTAATGCAGTTATTCCTGTAAATCTTAGCCTAGACCAAGGTCCGGGTAGACAGATGCTTTATGACAGTGGTTATGACTTACGTAAATCAACATACTACGCTCCTGATGGTACAAACTTAACTGATGTACCAAAGGTTAGATCTAAATTTCAAGAAGCTATTGGTATACAAAACCTAGAAAGAAAATTAGATAAATTATCAAAGAATCCTAAAATATTAGCATCTATAGCAAAGATGTATGAAGATATAAGATTTGGTAAACGTGGACAGTATGATGCAAGAGATTATTACCATAATATTGTTATTAAAAGATTATTTGATAGAGCTCGTAAAGTTGCTTGGCGTACAATTAAAACACAAGATGATATTGTTCAAGAAATTAGAGAACAACGTGCATCTAAAGACTTACAAAAATTAAAACAACAACAAACAGCAAACCTACTAACTATGTATAGATAATGGCAGAAACTATTGACGAAAAAGGTAAAGTAAAATCCACTAAAAATCAAAAACCTTGCCCTTCTGGTTTTGCAAGAGACCCAAAAACAGGTAAGTGTATACAATTAGAAGTCGGACCTTAAATAATGGCAACAACATTCGTAGATTATACAGGTGATGGGAGTGCAACAAAAGCGTTTTCATTTCCTTCCTATAAAGAAGCCGACATTAAAGTAGACGTTGATGGGGTCATTAAAACATCAGGTAATCATTATAACATTACTAGCTACACTAC